TTAATATTTCAGCAACTCCACTTGTTGCATCCCAATCAGCATTAACTTGTTCGAATTCTTGTAATTCCCAAACTGCTGCATCTTCTGTTGGGTCAGTACAAACATAAACATCGCCATTATCTAAAATCCATCTTGTGTTTTGAACAAAACCTTTAGTTACATCATCTGTTGCAGTTGGTGTTATAGTAAAATTATGTGATACTTCACGAATAGTTGTACCACCATCATTCATTATATAAAGTCTACCAGCTTCCCATTTATGCTCATATCCTACACCACAAATTTGTGAAATACCTTTAGAACCACCATTTCCAGCGTCAATAGTTCCTTTTTTAAGCATTGAACCATTATCTAATATAATAGCATCACCATTTGAAATACTTATATTTTCACCATCAGTAATATTGCCTAAATCTAAAGTTTGTGCAAGTGTTTGAGTACCTCCACCACCTCCTGTAATCTTATTTATATTAACTTCAATAACATTTGGAGTTATATTAATAGTAACTTCTTCTGTAGTTTCGTAAACATTTATATCAATAGTATCGCTCATTATCTCGTTATATCACAAGTTACATTAAATTGTCCGCTAATCCACGTTTTTACTTCATCATTTGGGAATGTTATCTCAATATCATATAAATAGTTAGCCGAATTTATATTTATAATTTGATTGTTTATTCTAAACTCACCAGCTACTGCATCTGTAATAGTTATTCCAGCATTAGCTACTGATGTTAAAGAAAGAGCAATTACGCCTCCGCATTCTTTACGTAATTGCATTTTAATAACGCAATCAGTCAAATCTAAAGCATCACCATTTTCGTTGATTTGAAAATTTACTGCTTCAAAAGTATCACCTTTTATGTGTTGAAAGTTTAGACTCATTTTTTTCTAATTTTTTTAAAAATTTTTTTAGTTTAACTTCGTTTTGCTTTTGCGAAATTAAGTTCATTTTTCTTATAGTATCCATCCGTAAAAATTTGATTCTGAATCGGGAAACATATCTCCGTTTGAATTAGTATTGTATTCTGGAAAACTTGATTGATTAAAACACATATAATCAACAAATCTTGTTGTGTAATGATTTGCAACACTTCGCTCTTTCTCAACTAAATAATCAACTTCAGACTTATCTACACTTGTTGCATTTTCACTTGTATGTTTAAATACTCCTTTGTTAGCTATTGTATAAGCGCTAAAAGGTAAAAACTCAACCATTGCCCAATGTATTAACATCGGTTTAATATAATCTGTTAAAAGGTCTTTATAAGTTTGCGTTAAATTATTATCTACTATACCATCATTAAACTTTTTAAAAAGTCTTGTTCCTAAATAGTTTTGAATATGCAAATCTTGCGCTATGATAATGTACTGAATAAATGTATCTGTGTCAATATTACCATTCAAAGCGGTATATTTCACTAAATCATCTCGTGTTATAAATAATGCTTTTGCCATTTTATTTAGGTAAAAATCCTTTGTTTGGCATATCAATAGGTTTTTGATATACTAAAGGGTTATTTGTTGGTAAAATTTCTCCTGCTTTTCTTGCTTGTGATGGTGTAATTTGTTCCGCTAAAGGATTATTTACATCCGCTTTTTTTCTGTATGTTTCACGAGTCCAAAAATGGTGACAAGCGCCTCCGCCTTTGTATAAAAATATATCATAGGTATTTGCACCTTCAGGACCAAAACCAGCGTTAACTTCTTGAGAACCCATATTTATAATATCTTCTTTACGATATACCTTATTTGCAGATAACATTTTTTTACAAAATGCTCTTGAATTTTCGCTTACTTCACCAGTATATCTGTATCGACTTTTGAAAAGTTCTCCATCTTGTTCACTTTTTGCGTTTGGTCTTGCAGTTCCTGTGCTTACAAACTCGTAAACTTTGCTTAATAATGATTTTTTAGGATTATTTAAAGCGAATAATTCGGCATCAAGTCTTTGCTCATCTTCGTAATTCACAATTCTACTATCTACTAATTCCCATTCGTTTAAATCAATTTCTTCACCGAATTTTGATAAATCTATTTCGTCAATGTGTGAACTTAATTGAGTTGGTGTTTCAACTACTTTTGTTAAATCACCATCAGAGTCTAAAGGTTGTAATTGTTTGAACGATAAATCTAAACTAATACCATTAAAAGCTAAAATTTTATCCAATCCATCGAAAATAGTTTCTTGAAAAGGTTTGATAACCATATTTTCAAAAAGGATATAACTATTTTTAAGTTCGTCAGCATTACTTGAAAATCCTGTTGTTGTGGCAATCCCAAAAAGTAAAGGGCTTGTAACGTTGTGAGCCAACATAATTTTAGCCAAACATTCATCAGACAAATATTTGTAATGTTCAGGTGCATCATTTAAAGGAATATCATCTATTGTAGTTTTTTTAGTTTCATCTGAATTAAAAGCAACAATTACTTTTTTTCCTTTTGAACCCGTTAAAGTAGATTTTACTTTTGATTGTATGATATTTTGTTGTTCTTCCGTTGGAACTCCGTTATTAAAGTTTACAACTTTAGTACCACTAAAACCATTTTGAACTTCATTAATCAAATAGTTTGAAATTTCTTCTTCTAAAGTCGCATAGCTTAATCCTCCTAAATAATCTACATTAGAATAATACTTTTGACCTATTGTGTAATTACCTACTCTTAAAACTTCTAATTTATCACCATTACTTCCAAAACCAAATAAAGGTATTCTTTTAGGTTGAAACTTTTTAGTATCTTGCCAATTATCCGAATAATAAATAGCTTCAATTTCTCCGTCTTTATTACATTTTTCAGCACGTACTAAACTTGTAGGCAAATGTTCAACTCTTAAAATAGCGCTTTTTTTGTCGTTGTAGATTAATTGCAAATTGAACTCACCTAATAACTTCAAATCTTTTACTATTTTTCTCAAAGTTTCTTTAGAAAATAGCTTAACCATTTGAGCATATTCATTCGGCTTTCTTTGTGCGTTAGTAGCAGTTAAACCTTTGCCATAAATTAGCTTACAAATGTTGTTTATTACGGCTTGATTTGTAGTACTTCCGTTGTATCTGTCAATTAAAAACTGATAATAGTTATTATCATCGCCAAAATCAACCCATTCTTCACGTTTATTTTCGCTTATAACTGGTTGTTTATAGTCTGCTAATTGTAAAAAGTGTATATTACTCATAAATAACGTATTCGTTTATGGTCTGATTTGCCACATAATCACCATTATTAATTGTATAATCTTTAATATTTTGATTGGTACACATAATTTTATCTCGATATAAAGTAATTCCATCCGCATCAAAGCATTCAAAAGTATATGTATGACCATCAACTAAAAATTCAAAGTCTAAATCTGTTTCAAATTGCAAAAAATAACTATTCTTTACTAAAATAGGATTATTAATTTCAAAGTTCACATTCGATAATTCATCTGTGAAAACCATAAGTGAAATATCCTCACTTCTTGGAATGAATTTTATATTTTGCGTATAAGTGTTGTCTTTTAATATAATCATACTTATATAACGAATTAATAGCGTTTTTGTTTTATAAAAAAACCTACTAACATTAATTAGTAGGTTTTAAATTTAATTTAATCTAAAATTAAGTTCCCGAAACAACTGTAAATCCAACTTCTGCAAGTGTATTTCCTAAAAAGTTTGCAGGTATTCTTTCCATACCTTTTAACTCTAAAGTATATCCACTTAGGTCGCCCATAGCAGTACCCGATACAATTGTGCCTCCTGTTACTTCCATTCCATGTTCTAAACCAGCTAAAAATATATTTCCGTTATAATCCTCAACTAATACTTGAGGTCTTGCATACGTCAATAGTTTCAATTCTTTGTGGTCTTTTGGAGTTAATTTTTTTAATTGAAGTTTTAAACTTTGGTCAAAAAAAGTAGTTCCGTTTTCTCTTGAAGAAGTTATAGTTTGGTCAAAACTATTTGTTCCTTTCAATTCATATTTGTAAGCAGATGGCGCTCCGTTTACTTCATCAATTACATCGGTATTAGTTCCGTTGTAAGTAATAGTAGTCATATCTCCGTAATTCACAAAATATACTGCTTTCAAACCTCCTACAGAGGTCTTACAATCTTCTAATCTTCCTAGTGTTAAATCACAAGCCATAATTTTTATATTTATTAAAAAAGGTGGTGTTTATTGCACCACCTTTAAGTTATTATTTACAGATAATTATTAGTTAGCTGCGTTAGTAATTCCGTAAGTTGTGATATCTTCAATTGCAGCGTATTGAACACCAGCAGCCATTCTCATAACAACTCTTACATTTTGTGAACCATCAGTTTCACTCATATCAATTACTCTTACTTCTTGTAGGTCCGAGTTTAAAGAACAACCAAAGAACAAATTAGATTTTTGAGCAGCAACCGCAGTGTTAGCAGCTAAACCATTTGCAACAAAGATTTTAATACCATCGAAAGATAAACTTCCGTTATTGTACCATTGTGTTCCTTGTGCGTTTGT